ATAGGATTATAATTAACAATTACCATCAACGAGTCAGGATAACCTGTTGTGGCTAAAGGGAGTAAGGATATTGGTAAATCTGCCATAATTTTATAATTAATATTGTTTAAGTAACTATTATTTTATAATAAATATTGTTTAAGTAACTATTATTTTACTACCGTCTTCCTGTAGTATTAAAAACATATTTTCTTGAGATAAGAAAGAATCTAATACAATAGGTGTTGGTGTTGGACTTGGTGTTGGTGTTGGACTTGGTGTTATCGTTGGTGTTGGTGTTATTGTTGGTGTAGATGCGGTATATGAATTCCAGTAACCATTTGAAGTTAATCCTGCGGACGCTTCTGAAGCGGTTGTATAACTTGAATTACTAACAGTATTAGCCAACTGAACAAATTGATTATCATCGAAACCGTCAGTTTTAAAGAATCCAACTGAAGCGGTAACTCCAGACACTGGCGTTGGTTGACTATCATCAGGTACAGATTCTGCAATTACATAACCTAAATCTTCATCAGGTCCGTTCCACCATTCCATTCCTGTAAATCCTGATGTTGGGTAACCAACGGCCAAATCTCCAACCTGAATTGTTCCCGCAATTGGTGATCCTGTATTATAAGCAAATGGTCTCGAAGTTGACATATATTATTGTTCTTTTCCCGTTTTTATTTTATTAATATCCTAACTATATAAATAAATATCTAAAGATCTTGATATTTTCATTAGTTTGGTGGTGTAGGTATAGGTAATGGTTTTGGAACAAACGGTATTAGTTCCAAAGTTTGTACCCACATAAACTCTTGGTTAGTACAATCTTGTATCTCCTCAATCGAAATTATCCAATTATCACTATTATCTTGTATTGGATTAAAGTAACTGTCGGGAGCATATTGTTGCCCTACTAACTGTTCTTTTTGTTCTAATGTTAGCAACCCTACAAGGATGCCTGTGTTTGTTGTTTCCATATTTTTAAACTTGTCTACTTAATGCGGTTTGAAATGCTTGTACTCTTGTATTATAATTTGCCACTTCAGATGCCGTAAGAGCCGCCCCATAACTAACAAATGACTGTTGTCGATTATTATAACCATTTACATAATCTGTATTGGTTCCTTCAGAATCATAATAATTGTGCATTGCCGATAAAACTAAAGGTTTGTCTGCTGGAGTATTACGGAAATATGGTGCCGAATAGGTATTTACCGTAGTGATTAAAGCACCTCTTTTATAAGATACTGTATTATCTCCACCGAGTCCTGTACCGTCTCTACTTACAGTAAATAACCCTAATGCGTCAGTTGAAATCCCATACCATCCACCGTATGTGTAAGAATCCCCTAATTGATTTTGAAAATAAGTGGTTCCGATCTGTAACAAATTAAAATACACATTTCCGCTTTCACCATCGCTATAACCGTACGAAACTCCCATGTCATATCCCGTACTATTAATGTTTTGTCTTGAATAAACAGCTCGATGTGGCTTATCACCATAAGCATTGTCTAAATAACCAGTTTCAGCATAAGCGTTGGTCCCATTAGGGAGAGATCCGGTTGAACTATGTGTCCATCCACCATAAAAAGTTAATCGATAAGAACCTGATGATTTAAGATTATAACTATTTGAAGTAGCATTCCCACCGACGAAAGGATATATTACACCCATTTTAGTCCAAAGTCCATCTGTTTTTAAACCTAAAACTAAATTATTAATTGCCGTTTGTTGTGTAGTATTAGTTATACCCGCATCGGTAATAAAGGCCTGAGCATCTGGGTCAAATAAACTTGGTGTCCTTGTTGGGGTTGGCGTTAAAGTCCTTGTTGGCGTTATCGTTGGGGTTGGTGTTAAAGTCCTTGTTGGTGTTATCGTTGGCGTTGGTGTTAAAGTCCTTGTTGGTGTTGGCGTTGGTGTAGATGCGGTATATGAATTCCAGTAACCATTTGAGGTTAACCCTATGGACGCTTCTGAAGCAGTCGCATAATTTGATCTACTTACAGTATTGGCCAACTGAACAAATTCATTATCGTTGAATCCGCTAGTCCTAAAGAATCCAAGTGATGCTGTAACTCCAGACATTGGTGTTGGTTGAGTGTCCCCTGAAACAGGTTGTGCGATTACATAACCCAAATCTTCATCGGGTCCGTTCCACCATTCTATTCCTGTAAACCCTGATGTTGGGTAACCAACAGCTAAATTTCCAACTTGGGTTGTTCCTGAGATTGCCGATCCTGGGTTATAAGCAAAAGGTCTTGAAGTTGGCATTTATTATTATTTTTGTGTTTTATTATATTAATATCTTAACTATAAACATAAATATCTAAACCACCCTTAATGTAAAATATTGATTTTTTTTTCTTCCATAATACATAAAATATATTATGAATAAATTAAAAATTATCGTTTGGGTCTGGTTTTGGGTTATATGGTATTAATGGTAAATTTTTAACCCATAAATAATTAGGGTTAACACAAAATTCCATTTCTTCTCTACTAATAACCCAATTATCATCAATATCTTGGATTGGGTTAAAGTAACTATCGTCAGAATATAACTGACCGACCAGTAAATCTTTTTGTTCTATTGTTAATAACCCCATGTAAATTGTTGGGTCGTCTGATCTTATGTCTGAAAGTTCCATATTATACGTTTCTACCTAATGTTGTTTGGAATGTATTAACTATAGTTGTTAAAGTTGTACATTCGCTGTCTGTTAATGATACTCCAATATGTGCAAAGGCACATTCTTTATTCGCGAAGGCTAATGCTCCAAAATCTCTGTTATTATATGCGAATAAAAATGCGTTATAAGGTGGTGGATTAAATGCGGGATTTCCACCAGTAGTATTTGCCGCTAAACTGCCTCTCATGAATAATTTACTTGCCGTTGAGCTCCTTGTCCCAATATACATACCAGTACCGACAGTATCCGTAGTTGTCAAGGCATTTGGTAAAACCCCATCAACATAGTTAAACGCAGATACTGTCGAATTTGGATTACCAACATATCTAATTAACATCCTTGCCGATGTTGCCTCAGTAGCAGGACTACCAAAACTACCAATAACGTTACCTCCCGTTGAATGACTTCCTCCTGTTCTTGAATAATAACTCATCGATATGTAATTTGTTGTTGGGAAATTTGCAAGTGATGTGTTTACGTATGTGTCAGCATAACCATTTGTTCCGTTTGGTAACGCTCCTGTATATGAGTGAGTAATACCCCCAAAAAATACTAATCTATAAGCCGCGTCTAAATCTCTTGGGTCTTTAAGATTAAATTTATGTGTTGATGCCGTACTACCAACAAAGGGATATATTGCCCTCATTTTAGTCCAAATATTGTTTGATTTTAAACTTAATACTAATGTGTTGATTGCCGACTGTTCTGTTGTATTAGTTATACCGGCCGCAGTAATAAACGCTTGAGCATCAGGATCAAATGTAAATGGTGTCGGAGTTGGTGTCGGAGTTAAAGTCCTTGTTGGAGTAATTGTTGGTGTCGGAGTTAAAGTCCTTGTTGGTGTAATACTTGGGGTAATTGTTGGTGTGATAGTTAGTGTTGGTGTTATAGAAGGTGTTGGTGTTAGTGTTATGGTAGGCGTTGGTGTTGGCGTAAAGAATAAGTTACCCCAAGATGTCCAATATCCATTATTATTTAAGTATATCGCACATTGTGCCCCTGTTGTAAATGTTTGCTTGAATACTCCGTTAACTAAGGTAACAAAAGAACTTTCTGTTAATTCCTTTGATCTGTAGAACCCAATATATGCTGGTATATTTAATGGGTTTGGTTGACTTCCATCAGGAACTGCCTTAGTAATAATATAACCTAAAGTTTCGTTAGGTCCATACCACCATTGTACACCTCCAACTCCATCTGGATAGTTTAATTCATCAACACCAATAGCAATGTCTCCGATCTGATCAGTTCCTGTTATTGTTGACCCTGTATTATATGCGAATGGTCTAGCAACTGCCATATATTATTGTCCTTTTTCGGCTTTTACTTTTTCTTTTAATATTTTTGTAAATTCATTCATAATCATCTTAATGAACTTAACTGATGGTGAATCATCTTGCTCATGTTCTCTAGTCTTATATTTACCCTGAGATGGTCTAGAACTTCTAGCAATATAATTTAAACCTGATATGTTTGTAATACATTTGTGACCACCACTATTTGCTTGGATAATATCCCAAACACTGATCGTAATTGAATCTAATAATTCTTTTTGTTCTTCAGTTAAAGTATCAAATGGTTCGTCTAAGGCCTCTTTAACATCTTTCAATACATCTTCCCCATCAACCATCTTTTGGAATTCATTTCCGTAGATCGCTAATAAGTCTTTGTATGTAAATCCAGCAGATCCTTCACCAAAACTTGGATCACTCTCTGATACCCATTTAACCGTAGATAGTTTAACTTTTCTATCTTTAAGTTGTGGTTCCCATTTGGATAAAACCTCATCTTTGATCTCACCTAAGTTAACACCTTTCAGTGCTCTACCTTCTTTGAATGGGTTACAAGACGCTTGTACCATACCCATTGGCCATCCTAATACTAAGAAGTCAGCATCAGGATAAAGTTTGTAAGGTACAAATCTATCATAAGATCCTAATCTACCTGTAAAACCAGCACTATATTGTGTGATAATACCATCTTCATATGTTCTTTTAGGGAAATTTTCCATTCCCTTAATGTAAGTGTCTTGATTTTTAACTAAGTCATCAACACCAGCATATCCTTTCTCACCTACAATTCTTTTAATGGTATTCAATATACTCAATAAAGAAGGTTGTGATCCCATCACAACTTCTTCCATAAATTTAGGTTTGTTTTTATACGCCAATAAAATCTTATTAACCATAAGACCCAACGCTCTTTTGTTTGTCTGAAGATCCTTATCTTTATCTAACTTAAAGATATAGTTCATCACTTGTTCAGGTGTAACATTGTATTTTAAGTAGTCAGCCGAGTCAACCATAGTAATGAGTTCAACATCGTCAGCAGGAAATATTTCTTTTGGTGAAACAACTTTTGAGATGGTCTCAACATTTGATCTCGATGGTCTAAAGTTTGTTGCGGTTCCTGCTTCAACACCAGCCTGAGTATCGTGGTGGTCAGTATGGATAACAAACATTGGTTTACCATGAGCAAAGTCCACCAACACTGGCATCACATCACCTTCAGCATCAAGTTTCTTAACTGCGAACTCACGAGCACCATATTGGATAACCTCAGCATCCACCACTTCAATACCATTTTGTTCAAGGTAGTTTTTCATACCTAACGCAGTTGTTACACCATCTAAATCTTGGTGAAAATATATTTTAGCCTTTGGGTATCTTTTGGCCAATTCTTTCATACCTCTAAGTCCACTCTCAGATATAATGTTCCTCTTCAAAATAACATTTCTTTTTTCCATATTAATAAATACTACGAGTTTTTGATTATCTTTGTAGTATGAAACTATTTAGATACTTAATGATTTATTGGACCACCAAAGATGCTTTGTTAGCCGCTAAGATTTACCAAATGATTTATTTAGGTATTAACTCACCTGTGGAAAATTCTGTATTTGAGGGAAAAAAAACTTATGACTACTCTCCCGTTGAATTTCCCCAAGCACCTAAAGTTTCAAACAAGAAACAAGAGATTGTGGATTCACTAAATTACCTCAAAAATAAACAGGTTAAATCCAAACAAGATAAGGAGTCCATATATTCTTTGGAAATGATCTTAAAGAATATGAAATAAAAAACTATATCTCTAATATTTTCCATTTACCCTTCTTGTCTTCGACGAGGCATGTTGAGTTTTCACAAAAGTCTCCAGAGTTCATATAATCTGTTTCTAACTTTGGTTGATGAATATGTCCGCAAACCGCAACATCAAATCCTTTTTCCTTGGTTAATCCTTTTGCTCCTGTTTCAAAATCCGACACAAAGTTAATTGCCCCTTTAACAGATTGTTTAATATTGTTTGCCAATGAATGATATGGTAGATTAAATATCTTTCTAATTTTATTATAAATTGTATTAAGTTTAATTACAAAATCATAAGACCATCCACCAATAACCGCTAACCATCTCGCCTTCATAATCACAAAATCTAAAACATCACCATGAAAACAATAGTAACTTCTTCCATCCACACCAATATGGTTATACATTCTAACAATCTCAATGTTGTTTAATTTAAAAGGAATAAAATCTTTTAAAAAATCATCGTGGTTACCTCGAATATATACCACTTTTGTTTTACCCTCAGATAACTTTATTATTTTACGAATTATTTTAGTACAATCGTTAGTCCATTTACCATTACCTTTAATTGCCCATCCATCAATTATATCACCATTTAAAATTAATGTTTCCATTTCATTTTCTTCTAAGAACTTTAATATCTTATCGGTTTGTGATTGACGAGCACCTAAATGAAGATCACTCATTATTACGGTCTTCCACTTTTTCATTTCCAGTAATCCTTATCGTTTGTAAAATATGATTTATTGTTTTGGTTGAAGAATGATGACATCATAAGTCTTAACATATACATCACACCCTTATTCTCAAATCTTCTTGGCGGTGTGAATACTATGTTGTTTATTCTCCCGAACTTCTTTGGTTTGATCTGCTTTGAGAACATATAGTCTTCAGCAACTTTAACCTCTTCATCAAAACCTCCGATTGATTTAAAAGTCTCTGAACGAACCAACATATATCCACCGAGACAGAATGGTGTTGACCACTTTGAAAGTCCCTGAATCAAGTCAAATGCTTTGTATACATAGTTGTATTTCCCATTGTCTGATCGGAACTTTGTTGTGACAAGATCCAAATGGTTCTTATGTATTCTTAATACAGATCTTTTTAGTACCTTTGGATCAAGTAAGAATACATCGGCATCCATGAATAACACATATGGTGTCGTTACAAGTTTGAATCCGTTGTTTCTTGCTTTTGCTGGTAATCCCCCATCCATTAAATGTAAATCAAACATATCCGTATTTGAATCGTATTCCAATCTATCCCATAATGATGGTTTTGTTATTCCGTCATTTGATGCGTCACATACAACAACTTTAACATTATGTATATCCGACTGGTAATTTAACAGGTCTAACGTTTTTAATATAATATCCTTCTCATTCTTACAAGGTATTACTATGGTAATATATTTACTTAAATCCATATTTTATAAATAGGTAAAAAATTTAAGATTATAAACAATTAACAATTAAATAATAATGTTAGAGTATGAATTTTGTATCGTAGTAAGTCGCAACATTATTATTGAAAAGCAAAGGATATTGATATATTATCCCATCGACATCTACATAATATTTTTCAGTTTCGTAGGATGTTTCTTGAGACGGCAAATATTCTTCGGTATAAGCATCTATTGCCTCCATAATATCAATATTCTCACCATTTTTGCTTGCGGTTATTGGTAAAACTGTGTTGTTAATGTAATACGCGTCATTATCAAAATAAGCGGGTTTTACGCCAATAGATTCTATGTTGATTATATATCTTTTATACCCAATAAAAGGTGTACCTGTTGTAAATTTGATTTCTCTAACTGAGTCAAAAACTTTTTGTATTTTATTATTCACTTCGTCGTTAAGATAAAATTTTGGTTTTCCTTCTAATAGTAACTCAGCCTCTAAATTAAAATTAATGTTTTCACCAAACTCTTCAACAATATCGAAAAGTTCATCTTCCACTATTGAGAAAAAGTAAGAGAGATCATTTGGATTTTCTATTTTGAATTGTATTGGGTAAAATGGTTTTATTGTTTTGTTTCGTGTTTCAAATTCTCCAACCCCAACAGGAATACATTTTAATCCGTGAAGATCAATTACTTCACCACCGTACCTTTTGAATAATTTTAATATCTTTTTTTGATCCATCACACAAACATTTTTGCCTCTTTTTCCCTTCTTGTTTTTAAACCAGGAAAATCATCAAATAATGAACTACTTGTTTGTAGTATCAACTCTCTTGCGTTTTCAAAATCACCTCGTTTAATAGCATCCATGAATTTTTTTTCCCTAACCTTAGGTCCCATGTTATACGCCATTGACACCATCGCATCGTACATTCCTTGAGTAAGTTTTGGTTTGATCCCCTCTTTTTCCCACTCATCTAAAGTTTGATTAATTATTCCTTCGGAAACTTTAATATCATCACTTAATAAAGTGTCTGCGTTGGCTTTGGTAATTCGGGTAACACCAGGTTTGATATTTTTATAATTTGGTAGGAAATCATACCCTTCATTCTCACCCTTGAATATTGCGTGTCCATAACCAATCGTATAGGCACCATCTCCAAGATCATACGCTCTCAACATTGGTTCTCCTTTATCGTAAATGGATCCTTCCTCATACTTAAGGTGATTAATAAGATCTTCACTTGATTGTCTAATTATTGGCGCTTCTTCAGGTTTAAGTACCTGTTGTTCTGTTTTGGCAACTTGTTTTAAAGATGGGTTTAATAATTGATAAAATTGTTTGGTGGTTACCAATCCAAGAACGGCATATAAAGTATATTGGAAGATCTTTCTTTTAATGTCCTCAGGAAGTCCTTTAACCTTATCTTTAACCTTCTTTATGAATTCGATTGCGTCTTCTTTTGTTTTAACCCATGAACTCGCCTTTTCAAGTTGGTCCTTTGCTTGCGTAAAGTCCCATACCATATCAGGTTCTCTTTCTTCATCCTCAAATAATAAGGACAACGAAAAAACCATCTCATCTAAAATTTCTTCATAGATGAGTTTAGAGTTAATTACGCTAAATTGTTCTTCTGTTAAAACTATCTTCACTTCAATCTTTATTTTTTCTTTTTCAAAGGGGTTGTTTATGATGTTTTATTGGAAACAAAAGAGGATTCTACTACTTTTTTACAAACATAAAAAAATATTTCATCTGTCCATTTATTTCTAAAACTATTTACAGAATTACAAACTATTCTAATATTATTTTTACTATATTCACCACCCGCAATTATTCTATCTAATGTTGGTAGGAATGGACTCTTTGGTTCTAAAATAAAATCTATCCCAGTTAATTCACATTTATAGTTTTGTTTTCTTAGGATTTCAATACAATCTTCTACAGATAATGTGTTTTTTCTATTTCTGCGATTTAATTGTACTCTAAAATAACTTTCATAGTTACCATAAACGTTTTCATAGGCTTTAATTTTTCCACCATTTAGATATTGCCCTTTCTTTATATTTGAAAGGCACTGATTACATTGGTGTCTGTAAGTATTTTCTCCTGTCTTATTAAAATTTTCATCTAAAGATTTTTTAATCTTACAAATTTTACATTCTCTTTCCATAAATATAAATATATTGGTTTGGGAAAAACTTTTGTTTTTACTCAAAATAATTTACTTTTCTAATCTCTTATATTTTTCAGACCATTTTTCCTCTATCTCACCTGATAACTTTTCTTTCCAAAAGTTAAACAATTCTTTGTCTTTATATGTTTTTTGTTTTTGATCCCATCCACAAGTATGACATAGATAAGGATGCTTGTCCTTTGCTTCTATTGTCCATTTGTGTTCACATTTAGGACATTCAACTTTCTCACCCAACACTCTCTTTACCTGATCTTCAGTTAATACTATTTTCATAACTCAATAGGTCGTTTTGTTTTATTATCGTAAATAGTAAATGGATCGGCAATGATTACCCAATCAACATAATAATATCTTTTACTTCTATCCCAAGCACCTTCATTTCTTTTTACTTGGATTGTCTTCCATCCTATATCTGGTCTACCCATAATTAAATCGGTACCAAAATTCATATCAATAACATCACCATCACCACCTTGATATCCAACCGTGAATCCCATATCCTGTAATTCTTTTTTCACCTTCTCTTCCGCCGCTTCACCAACTTTGGATGTGTACGCAATATTTTTAGTGTAATCAAATAGGTCTTGAGTATTTTCGAAGTGATCTTTAATTAGTTGGGGTAGTTGACTTTTAATCTCGGATAATCCCTTTTTGGGATCTTGGAGAATATTCATTATCAATTGTCTGTCGTTAGTCTTACTGATAAGATCAGTTAAAAACTCAGATAAGTCTCTGTGATTGGTATTTAATTTATTAACTGGATGCCACACACCATTAACCTTTACAATACCATTATTCTCAATTTTTTCTTCGATAAACTGTTCTTTTTTATCTTCACTTATCTTACCAAGTTTGGCAAGGATTCTAACACCCTTTTTAAATTTTTCTTTTTCCTCATCACTGAACTTAACAAAAAATGGTTTGAGGGTGCTAATAATTAGGTCTTTCATTTGTAGACCTTTGTTGTCATGTAACCAAAATCCTGTAGATGATATACTTCTACATAAAGTATATTTAGGTCTATTACCCGCAAATCTTTTACAGGTATAGTAGTTATCCTCTTCTTCTAATAAAACTTTGCCACGGAATTTTCTTAATTCTTCTCTGATTAAATCTCTCATCCTTAATAAATATCAATACTCTGAAAGTTTATGTCTATTCTTTCGTGTATAGATTTTTTTAGAGGGTACAGATTTTTGGATCATCTTTCTTCTGACGATCTGTGCTACATGTCGTAATGATAAACCATTGATTGTTATTTCTTCCTTTTTCATAGTTCACAAATATAGACATATTTTTTTATACCACCAAACTATTGTGTTAATTCAATTTGACCTATTTCAACATTTAAATATTCCGACTCAAATAGATCGTGATTGATGGTCACTCTTCTATTTTTGAAATCATAGACTATCGTACCTTTAGAACCTTCATTAATTTCCCATCCAGAATAAAACAATTCTAAAATCTGATATGAGATATTATTTAAGATATCAGGATTGTAATTTTCTTCTTGGATGTATCCACTATCACCACCTCCATCATATTCAATAACAATTTCGTCATCATATTCATTTCTAATTTCTTTGATGAATTCAGGATCACTAAATAATTTTAAATCTTCATACCTATTCCGAGTATCATTTTCTATTTTTGACAACTCATCAAAACTTTTTTCATTTCTATGCTCATGGGTTACCATTACTTCAATATCTACATCAAAATTTAATGACATTGTTTGAGCATCAAAAGTGGCGGTAATAGTACCATTACCAGTAGAGTCATCATAATTATCGTATTTTCCAATGTCTATTTTAGAAAGTTGTGATTTTAATATTGTTTCGATCATACCAACTTCTTCTCTAAAATTTTCTATCCCGTCTACTTTGTATCCTCTTGAATTTGGGCCATAAGGTTCATCAATACTACCATCATAGTAGTAAGTTGTCCAATCTAGTTCATTATGATCTTCAGATATTAAAAAGTTAGCAAACCTTTTAAATTTTTTATATTGTTCTTGTGATAATCTCATTGTCGTTTTAAATATAAATATGTTAATCTTCAAACTCTAACTTAATTGTCTTAGTAACCCACATAGGTCTTTCACCTGATATTAATATTTTAATCCAATCAGACGCCGATGGTATAGTTCCATTACAATCTTCTTTAACATGTTGTTCGCCAACATATCTAACATAAACCGTTTTACCATCACTATTCTTGAATTCAGACCCGAACTTCTGTTCCATTTCAAATATACCCTCACTATGATGTCTGAACGCCCTATGTAATGAATGTCCGTACCATCCCTTCGTTTCATCTAACCAATTATGAAGATGAATATAATCTTCCCATTTTCCACCAAACTTTTTGGCTGAACTTTTCGCATGAAGTATAGGATGTGCCATTATATTATGTTTTTAATTTCTCTAACCGAATTAATGTATTGTTTTAATGTGGAATAGACTTCTTTTTTACTTTCCTCAGTCTCAAAGTAATGTGGTACTTCAGTTTCTAATTCATTAAACAGGTAATTTCTTATCCTTTTTTTATTCTCATGAAGATAATAAGGACAACTACCCAATTTAAGGTAATTGGTGTTTGGAGTATCACTTTTGACAACAGGATAGTTTCTGACCAAATAATAAAAAAGATTTTTGTTAACTTCCACAAATAAAGAATAAGGGAATTAAAAAGATTGTTAAATAAAAAAAGGGGTTGTGACCCCTTTTATTTTAAGAATTTTAACTTGTACAATGTTGAGTATAATAACTCTTGTACCGTGTCTATTTGGTTTTGTAGGTAAGACTCTTTTACTGAGTCTCTTTTTTCATCAATCATTTCACCTAAGTCTTCAAAATATGAAATACATTGACTAACAGATTCAAATTTAGACATGTCATAAGTGTCATATCCAGTAACTAATCCGTGTTTACCTTGATAAGATTCGATGATCCCATCTACAAGTGCGTCAATACCTTCATAATAACCTTGTAGTGCTTTGTGAGCCGCGTAAGATCCATTACCTTTAGTTCCTAAATGAAATATGTGAACTTGAGTTTGTGAGTGAAGAAGTCTTGAAACCATTTCACTAAAGTCTGAGTTTTTAGATGATGTTTCATTATCATCGTCATTCTCTTTATCATCTTTTTCCTCTTGTTCAGCCAAACTTTGTCTGAGGTTTTTTAAGATTTCATCAGTAATATCTTTTTCCATAATATAATTTTATTATAAATATCGGTAAGTTTCTATTTCTCCACCAAATCTTTATCGTGTATGAGTAGAAGTTCTCTTGAGAAGAATGGTCTTAACTCTTTAATCTTTCTTTCAATCTCAGGATAATCAGTCCAAACTTTAACCCCTTCGTTCTCAGGGCTGTAATCATTATCAACCAAATATTGAACCACCGAGTTTTCTTCGGTTGTTATAAATCCGTGAGCAAAGTATCTTGGAACATACACCTCATCACCCTCATTCATTTCGAAAAAGAATACTTTATTGTAATCATCAGATACAGGTCTCATATCAATAACAAAGTCCAATATCTTACCTGAGATCACTTTAATCAACTTGGCTTGAGCATACTCATTCTTTTGGAAGTGTAACCCCCGAAGTGTGTATTTACGGGGGTTTACGCTGATATTACTCTGTAACCAATTCTTATCTAACTTGGCAAGATCTAACGGACTGAATGTTCCTCGTTTATCTCTGAAAACTCTGTTCTCAATAAAATGTGCTTTCTCCATTATAAAAATTGTATTTCATTTGTTATTGGGTTCCAATCAATATGCCAAGGTAAATGAGCATATAGGTATCGCTCATTCAACATAGCAGCATTGAAGTAGTGTGTATGTCCATCGTAGTAGTGGCCATAACCAGTGTGGATGTGACCGCAGATGTGGATCTTAGGTTTGATTTGTTTAATTCGTTCCGCAAGTAATTCACAACCCAAGTGAACATTTCGGTTACCTTCAACATCATCTAATAACCCCCAAGCCGGACCATGTGTGATTAGAATATCAACATCTTCAGGGATCATATCCCATACCGCTTTCAACTCATCACCATTTCGTGGTAAGTTAAACGCCCAATTATAGAATTCAGGTTGCCAAGGACTACCCCAAATCTTAACAGTCTTTACATTAGGATCATGTGGGTCACTATCTCCAACATTAACCCAATCATCTTGGAGATATGTAATGGTATCGTATTGACCGACAATCTCTTTTACTTTTTCAACATTGTTTTGGAAACCCCAATCGTGATTACCCGCAATGAATACTTTGTGGTGGTAGTTATCGATTTTATCATACCAAGATGTAAACTCACGGATCTCGTGTTCATAACCCATAGAACTAATATCACCCGCATGGATTAACAAATCACCACCAGGTAAGTCACCTGTAATGTGTTTGTGTTTGTTGTGTGTGTCAGAAATTAATGTAAGTTTCATATCTTAATCCATTTATTATCGTGGTTATATTTAAAAGATCCAATGTGTTCTCGATTCCATTCTTTTGGATCTATCAAAGATAAGAAAATATTTCCATTTGTCCCACAGTATAGGTGATAAATTTTTCCAATTACAGGTTCAAAACTGAATTTTGCTTTGTAGACCAAGTCATTCCATCTGTATTCCTCAATCAGTTTTTCATATTCTTTTTTTAGTTCCTCAAACTTGTCTTCAAATTGTTGATTAACATGAATAATTCTTGGACTTTTCCAAAACTGAATATCGTTTACAACAATTGCTGGTGCCCCAACATTTGATGCGTATGGTAGTAAGGCAGGATTATCGGCAACATTATCGGGTTTCTTATCTTCCATTTTTATGGATTGGGTTTGTACAATTTCCTTTATGAGAACCCCAAGTGCTTTGACCATAACCCACTCTAATGTATTCACAACCTCCATATGTGTATTCTGTTACATTTTTGTGAAGATCATCAGATTGCTGTCTTAATCCTATTGGTTTTTCTTTTGGTTGAGTTGAAACTTGTATATTACCTTCACAAGAAAATAGAAATAACGCGATAAAAATTAAAGTAATTGTTTTCATTGTTTTTATTTACAATAATACAACATTTGTATCACCAAATCAACTATGGTTTTGAATAATAATTGATTTTGTTTTGAGCGTTTTGGATCAACCACCCATCAACATTTGGGACTTTCATTAAGAATTCCAATTCATGTTGATAAGCAATAACTTCTTCGACATTTGGATTCAGTTTAAATTTGGTACTTAAGAAGTATAAATGTAATGACTCATGAACAAGGATTGCGGCAATGTTATATATGTTCCCATTGTTCATCTCTTTAGTTGGAATTGTGATAATACTATCAGATTCTGTTGTGGCAAACCCACCATTCCAATAAGCAACTACCTTACATGTTTCCATAATAAGGTAGTACTTCTCTTTATCGTATTTTTGAATAGTGTCTAAGGCTTGTTCTACTTTACCTTTCCACCCATCTCCCACATCCGTAATTTTAATTTGAGAGATAGAGTATGTAGATAAAGTTAATAATATCAAAAGTATCCATATCCTCACGGTAATTTAGTTGCTGCTTCGTGTATGGCTTTTTTTAATGCCGATGATACCGTCATCTTTTCAAATGGGATTGATCCTTCCTGAACCTCAACCATAATTGCTCTGATCTCCGTATCTGATTCACCTATCCCTTGATAACAATTACCTTTGTAATAAAGTTTAACCCCAACTTGAGTTATAGTGTTTGTTTTCTCAACACCCACAACTCTTATGGTTGTCTTTGGTAATCCGAAATAATATATCTCAACATCAATATCATCACCATCCTCCGATAAACAATATTTTTCAGATAATTCTTCTTCAACAATTTGTCTAACACCAAAACGAATGTCTCGGTTACCAAGTTCTCTTAACTTTGCCGTGTTGTAAACTGAATCAACAAAAACACATTGTTGAGCCATTGCGAGGTTACTAAGTAGTAAGTTACTAAGTAGTAAGTTACCTAGTAGTAAGATTATATTTCTCATTTTATTTTATATTTTGTAAAGTCGGTTGATGATGGTTTCTCATTCTTGAAATAATACTTCTCTATTGTTTTTCCGTATTTAATTGTTTTGTAATATCCATCAGGTATTGTTGCACCTGTTGGTAACACTATAGATTTAGGAGTGTAAACACAACGGATCTCAACAATAACGGATTTGTTTGTTTTTGCTAATTCTCTTTCTCTCACTTCTAACAATCTCCAAGTAGTTCTATTTAAGTTCTCTTGTTGTAATGAACAATTTAGATATGTGAATGTTTTAAATAATAACTCTTTAGTACAATTAAAGTCTGCTGCCGGAGCCAAGTGACCCTTATCGTATGGGTTATTTACATAATCCTTATCATCAGATGTTAGAATTGAATCACAAGTATAAAAATCCATTCCTTTTCTTGGTGCCGACCCATTAGGACATTGTACCGTGTAACGAATAAACTTTGGTTGTTGTAATTTTTCTGAGTAAACAATCTCAAACATATCTGTTTTAATATAGATTGAATCTCTTAATGTTTTCTGACTAAAAACAAATAATGGTAATGTTAATAATAATGTTAGTAATAAATTTTTCATTTTAATATGTTACGGTTGTTTTATATCCAGGAGCGATCAAGTAATAGTTTTGTGATCCCCCACTTACGGGTGAGTTTATTGTTATTGACGACACACCAGGTATAGTTATTCTCAAGTTTGATGTATTTGTCGTTAATGTTGTGTATTGTGCCGTTGTATAAAATCTTGATGGGGATGTACTTACCCAACCACCTAAAAAACTAAATCTTCTAAGATTTATATAATTTTCGTCAGCCACATTTATTCTACCATCATAATTAACATCATATCTATGGTAGTGTATACTTTTAATTGGTGTGGTACCCAAAACTATTTTTGAAACCTCAACCATATCCGTTACTTGTAATGTTGTTGTTGGTGTTGGCGC